TGTGGGGCATCCGCCTTTGTCTTTCCCCCACCGGCCCGTCTCCCCGCCCTATTCCTGGGAGGATAGTATGGAGCCGGCAGCATTACCCCAACCCGTTGAAAGCGACGTATGGATCTACCGCATGGTGGTGGGCGGTCTGGTGCTGGTGGCATTGGCCACGGTGCTGGGCGGCATCGCGCTGGCGGTGATGGGCCAGGAAATATCGGCGGCGGTGATCGCCCTGGGCAGCGCAGCGATCGGTGCGCTGGCCGGGCTGCTGGCGCCGTCGCCGGCCCGTTGAGACAACACCAGGATCTCTCCTTTCGTGACACCTGTGCAGGGCGAGGGGCGGCGCTTATGCGTCGCCCTTTCGCATAGACAAACGGCAGGCGCAGGAGCAGGGAGAGGCCGAGAGGTTGAAGTTTTGCTGAGTGATTCCTGAGTATGCAGACCCCGGCCTATGCAGTGCGGTACCTGTCGTACGAGCTGGTGCAGGCGCTGGAGAAACTGACGGAGCAGCAGCAGGCGCTCGTGTACAAGGTAGTCTTCAAGGACAAGTACACGGGCGGGCGGGCGCTGATTCCCTGGCGCTATATCGGACCGGGCAAGCTGGTGAGCGCAGAGAGCTACAGCGGGCGCGGCTGGCAGGACGAGGACGGGCGGTGGCACGACGTGGGCTGGCACCACCAGCCGGACTTCGTGGCGGCGGTGAAGCTGGCCAAGCGGGCCGTGCTGGAGGTGGGCACGGAGGAGGGGCTGGCGCACGTGGCCAAGGCGAAGGACTCCGCACGGGCGAAGATGCCAGGGCTCACCCGCACACGGATCGCCATTGCGCAGGATGAGACGGTGGACGCCAACGCACGGCTAAAGGCCATCAAGGACAACGAGGCGCTGGCATTGCTGGGCACGGAGACGGCGGCCGGCAGCGACGACGAGGCGGTAGAAGGGACACTGGAGGCGGACTGGTGGAAGGCAGCGAGCGAGTAACGGCCTGGGAAACCAAAACGATATGCCCGACATGCAAGACGTTTGCATGGGCGTTTCAGTACCGCGGCAAGCCCGAGACGGGCGAGTGGTTGGTGTGTCCAGCGTGCGGGCGCATGGGCGGGCGTGACGCCAATCTAGTGCGTGCGGCCAGGTTATTTGTAACGGGCAGCGCGGTGGCGCCCAGTGCGCTGCCCACGCCGTACAGCGTGATCGACACGTGGATGGCACGGCGAGACGAGGCGCAGCCCACGCCGGCGGATGGCGACGACTATACCTATGACCTGCGCACGCCGACGGAGCGGTCAGCGTTCCGCATCGAGCAGGCAGAGTACAGGCTGGCCAGGTTGGAGCAGGAATTACGGACGGAGATCCGCACCCTTGCCGAACGACTACAGCAGGTTGAACACGTACTGGAGCAGTGGACCGGTGATCATGGATAGGGTCCTGGCGCTGCGCCGGTATCAGCAGGACATGGCGCTCTTCAGCCGGGACGTGATCGGGTACCCGCTCTACCGGTACCAGGTGGAGTGGGCGCAGGTGGCGCTTGACCTGGTGCATGAGCGGCGCAACGAGGTGCTTGTGGTGGAGCAGCCGCGACAGAGTGGGAAGAACGAGACGAGCGCACAGCTTGAGTTCGCTATCCTGGCACGGCACGGCGCGCACGGCGGCGAGCTGGTGAAGACGGCGCCGACCTTCAAGCCACAGATCGTGAACAGCAAGCTGCGCTTCGAGGCACGGGCGAAGATGGCGGCCGAGCGGTTACCGTTCCTGAAGGTGCGCCCCAGCATGGGGTATATGTACCGGCTGGGCAGGGCGGGGATTACCTTTCTGAGCGCAGACCCGAACGCCAGCGTGGTGGGTGCGACGGCGAGCCTGGCGCTGGAGGTGGACGAGGCGCAGGACGTGGACCGGGCGAAGTTCGACAAGGACTTTGCACCAATGAGGGCATCGACCGCGGCGCCCATGATCCAGTACGGCACGACGTGGACCAGCGACACGCTGCTGGCCGAGACCAAGCGAGACATTCTGGAGGGCAGGCTACCGGGGCGAGTGTTCCGTGTTCTGCCCGAACAGGTGGGCGAAGAGAACCCGGCTTACTGGGCGTACGTGGAAGGGGAGGTGCGCCGGCTGGGGAGACAGCACCCGCTGATTAGGACGCAGTATTTCCTGGAGGAGCTGGAGAACCGGGGGCGCCTGCTCACGGAGACGCAGCTGCGGCAGTGCATGGGCGACCACGCACGCAAGGAAGAGCGAGAGAACGAGAGCGTAATCGTCGCCGGCCTGGACTGGGCAGGGGCGGACGAGGACGCCGGCGAGATTGCCAGCCTGATGCGCGAGAGTAAGCGGGATAGTGTGGCGCTGGTGGTCGGAGCGGTGCACTGGGTGAAGGAGACGGACGGGCTATGGGTTCCGCTGGTGCGTATCCTGGCCCGCTACGAGTGGACCAACGTGCACCCGCTGAGCATCAAGGCGACGCTCTACGACATCTTGCAGCGCAAGTGGCGAGTGAACCGGCTACACAGTGACGCAACGGGGATCGGCGCTACGGGTACGCTTGAGCTGGCCAAGGCACTGGACGCCGAGACGGGCAAGCGGGTGCAGCCGGTGACGTTCGACGGGGCATGGAAGACGCACACCGACCTGGCCTTCCAGTACCTGTCATTGGTGAACGGGTCGCGGCTGCTGGACTACAGGGCGGCAGGGTTCGACCCCATCGAGACGGCCGGGCAGGAAGAGCCGGAGCGGGAGAACGTGCACCGCCACGCCTGGTGGCAGCGGGGACACGCGCGCATGGAGGCCCGGAGCAACCAGCGAGTGCGGGTCTATGTGCCGGAGAGTGAAGGACACGATGATCTGCTGCTGGCGGAGTTGCTGATGGTGGATGCGGCGATGTCGTTGCAGCCAGTGGCGCCGGTGCAGCCGGCTAAGAAGAGGACGGCGATTGCATGAAGCTGACCATAGACGAAATCAAAGAGCGGGTCGAGGCCATCGAGGGGAAGCAGGGCGAGTACCGCAAGGCGGCGCGGGCGTGGGAAGATATGTGGAACATGAAGATCTTCGACCGCACGCCGAAGCAAGCCATCGAGCAGGATGGGCAGGAGCAGGTTACGCTGCCGGTTGCGTACAACGTGGTGCACCTGGCGCAGCGGTTGATTGCCTCCGATCCCCGCATCGAGGTGCCCAGCGAGACGGCGGAAGAGGACGACGACCAGGCGGCGCAGCGGCGGCAGCGATGGCTGAGCGCACTATGGCAGCGCACGAACCGGCAGCAGGGGCGGGACGTTATCGGCGACGCAGTATGGCAGGCGCTGGTGCGTGGTCGGTTCTGCTTCCAGGTGTTGTGGGTGTACGACCAGTTGCCGGAGAGGATGAGGGAGCGACGCCTGCCCGTGCTGATTAGGGTGCTTGACCCGCTGAATGTGGGCGTGAAGCAGGGGCCGCTCTACATCGAGTACGCCTACCACAAGGACAGGCAGACGGCCGACAGCCTGGCGCAGATGTTCCCCGACCTGGAGGTTAAGAAGGCGGGACGCAAGGGGCGGCGGGCCGGGATGCGCGGCGAAGATAAGGTAGACGTTATCGATCTCTGGTACGTGGACCCGAAGGACGGCACGGTCTGGAATGCGGTAGTGGTGGAGGATCAGTTTGCAAAGGAACCGATGCAGACCGACTACCCGGAGATCCCCATCGTGTACGGCATGGGCGACACGGCGCCGATCGACTCCGACCTGGGGCAGGGGCTGAGCATCCTGCACCCGCTGAAAGACATGTACCCGTATATGTGCCGGCTGGCTTCGCAGATTGGCACGGGGCTGCTGGCCTACTTCTGGCCGGCTATCACCATTGAGAACGAGCACGGCCACGAGGTGCCCGACCTGGAGATTGGCCCGGGCAAGACGACGTACCTACCGATGGGAACAAAGGTGGACATCAAGCGCGCCGACGTGAACGTACCACTGGCCAACAACATGCTGGGGATCCTGGATACGCACGTGCAAATGGCGACCTTCCCCGGTGTGATGTATGGGGAGAGCGGCAACATGAAGGCGGGGTACGGTGTCAACGTGCTGGCAGACCAGGCACGCGGGCGCATTGCCCAGTTCCGCAACAACGTGGAGAGCGCACTAGAGCACGTGAACGAGATCGTGCTGGGGCTGGTGGACAGCCTGGCGGGGACTGAGGGCGTGCAGATCTGGGGCAAGGACGACAAGAGCGGGGCGATCTACAAGGAAGTGCTCACGCCGGCGGACATCAGCGGGGCGTACAACAACATGGTGACCCTGGTTCCGTCGGTGACGCTGGACGACTTGCAGAAGGAGACGCTCGGGCTGCGCATGGTGGAGCAGGGTATCGCTTCGATGCGCACGTACCGGGAGAAGTTCATCCGGGAGGAGTTCCCCGACGACGAGGCGCTGCGCGTGGCATACGAGCGGCTGATCATGGGCGACCTGGGGCCAAAGACGATGGCCGAGGCGCTGATGAAGTACCGGCCCAACGACTGGCTGCAACTGGTGAAGGGCACGCCGCTGGAGAAGATGGCGCTGGAGATGGCGGACGAAGTACCGGAGGGCTACCACCGAATGCCGGACGGGTCAGTCATGCCGGACAGTGCGATGCCAGGGGCGAAGGGCCAGGGACCTGGGGCGCCGGGTATGCCGCCGGGCATGGGCGGACCGCCACCAGGTGGGCCACCGCCGGGGCCGGATGGGATGCAGGCGCCAGGGCTGGGCGGTCCGGGACTGCCGCCGGCGATGGCTGGACAGATGACACCGGAGGCGCTGCTGGGGATGCCCGGCAACATGGCGCCGCCGGGAATGTTTCAGGAGATGATGGGGCAGGAGTTGCCCCCGGAAGAGTTGCTACGCCGGCAGGGTGGGCTCCCACCTGGGCCGCCCATTCGATAAGGAGAGCATGAACCATGGCGACAGGACTACCACCCTATCAGCCGTACAATCCGTACAGTCAGCCGACTACGACGCAGCCGCTGAACCCGACAGGCGCGAGCCCGTACGCAGGCAGCACGGGCAGCACGGCATTCGGCGGCGCCTATTCCGGCACGCCAGGCTGGGGCGGCGGCACGAGCACGTGGAGCCCCGACAAGAGCGGCACGCCAGGCTACACGACCAGCACGGCGGTTGTGCCCTACATGGGCCAGCAGAACCTTGGGCAGTACAGCACGCAGCCGGTGCAGCCGTCGCCGACGCGCACGGCCACGCCCTATGGTGGAGCCGTGACGACCGGACAGCAACCGACGAGCTGGTACCCGGCCGGGACAGGGGCGCCAGGGGACTGGGCGTATACGGCGCCGCAGCCGTACTACCAGAGCGGCGGCCAGCTGAACAACCCGAACGTGGGTGCGCAGAACCCGATTGGCTACAGCAACACGGGCGAGTGGTGGAGCAACCAGCAGAACCAGTACGCCATGAATAGCTGGCTACCCTATGCGCAGTACGAGCAGAATCGCTTCCAGTACGTGCAGGATTACAACGAGGCGCAGCGCAGATGGGACGCAGAGAACGCCTGGCGCCAGCAGCAGGACAGCTACAACATGAACCTGGCCGGCCGGCAGCAGACCATGGCGGAGTGGCAGGCGCAGCAGGCGGCGCAGCAGTGGGGCCAGCAGTTCAACTATCAACAGCAGCAGGATGCATGGAGCCAGCAATTTGCGCAGCAGCAGCAGAACTGGACGCAGCAGTACCAGGGCGGGCAGCTTGCCAACGAGCAGGCGCAGACCGCAGCGCAGAACGCATACTGGCAGGGGCAGCTTGGCCAGCAGGCGAACGAGTTGGCCTGGCAGCGGCAGTACCAGGGCGGGCAGTTGGACATCCAGCGCCAGCAGAACCAGATCGAGCAGGCGTACAGGATGGGCCAGCTAACCAATGAGCAGCGGCAGATTGCGCTGGCGGAAGCGGCGCAGACCTGGCAGCAGACATACCAGCAGAACCAACTGGGGTTGCAGGGCCAGGAGTTGCAGAGCGAGGATTGGTACCGCCGGCAGCAGGCCAGCATTGCGCAGCAGGAACTGGCACAGCAGGGCGGATTGCAGAACCGAGAGTTGGATATCCGCGACTGGTACCAGCGGCAGCAGGCGGACATTGCACGCGGGCAACTGAGCGTAGACGCCATGTACCGCAGCGGGCAGATCTCCGCACAGCAGCGAGAACTGGCGCTGGCAGAGCTGACGCAGCAGCAGAGCAGCGCATTGGCGCAGGCGCAGTTTGGCTGGCAGCAGCAGTACGCGCAAATGCAGATGGCGCAAGAGGCGCAACTGGCACGGGAGCGGATGCAGAACGAGCAGCGATTGGCAGCCGTGCAGGCATACGGCCGGCAGTACGCGCCGAACGTGCGAGCCGTGCGCTCGTGGGCGTAGTCGAGATGATCGGACCCTGGGCGGTACTCGCCGTGCTGCTGGGGTGCGTTGTGGGTATCAGTTACCTGGAAGGGTAGACCATGCCGAACTGGAGCGACCCCGCAGACGTGCGGCGCTGGATTGCAGAGCGGGAAGAGGAAGAGAACCAGGACAAGGTGCGCAACTGGCGCGGCGGTCAGGGGATCGGACCGAAGACCCGCGAGGAGTACGAGGCGGACCTGGCAGCGGCGCGGCAGGATGCAGGCCGGGCGGCAAGCTGGCGCGCCCCGCTTCAGCCCGTAATGAATCAGCAGGAGCTTGCGCAGCAGGGCGGGAGATCGTCGGAGTTGCTGCGCCAACTGTACGAGCGGGCAGGGTACGAACCAGGGGCGAGGGGCGAGGGGCG